AGAAGGAATAGACTCTAGTCTAACAGACTTTAAATGCAAGAGATGCCTACCTATTGGTGGAGAACCTTTCTGATTATTTTAACTTAACAATAATATGGAGAGACAATTATGTCATCAAATATAACTACAGCTTTTGTACAGCAGTATTCTGCTAACGTACAAATGCTATCTCAACAAATGGGATCGTTATTAAGAGACAAAGTTCGTGTTGAATCTGTGGTTGGGAAAAATGCTTTCTTCGACCAAGTTGGTTCAGTAACTGCTGTTGAAAAAACTAGCAGACATTCAGACACTCCACAAATAGATACTCCTCATGCGAGAAGAAGAGTATCTCTTGCGGATTATGAATTTGCTGATTTAATAGATCAACAAGACAAAGTAAGACTCTTAATTGATCCTACTTCATCTTATGCTCAAGCTGCTGCTATGGCAATGGGTAGAGCTATGGATGATGTGATCATTTCTGCTGCACTAGGAACTGCGTTCACTGGTGAAACAGGATCAACAAGCACAGCTAATGCGAACTCAATCGCACATGGTTCTGCTGGTTTAACTATCGCTAAATTAAGAACTGCAAAACAGACTCTTGATCTAGGTGATGTAGATCCTTCAATTCCTAGACACATTATCGTGTCTCCGAAGCAGATCACTGATCTTTTAGGAACAACTGAAGTAACAAGTTCTGACTTCAACACTGTCAAAGCATTGGCAAATGGTGAAGTAAACTCGTTCCTTGGTTTTAACTTCATTGTATCAAACAGACTAGCATTATCTAGCACAACTAGATCATGTATAGCTTTTGCACAAGATGGTATCGCACTTGCGGTTGGCAAAGATGTCAATGCAAGAATAGACGAAAGAAGCGATAAATCTTATGCTACTCAAGTGTACTACTGCATGAGCATTGGTGCTACTAGAATGGAAGAAGCTAAAGTTGTTGAAGTACAATGTACAGAATCGTAATAGGAGGATTATATGGCGAATGTAAATACAGACATTGTAACTAACTTTGTTGCAGTTCCTCAAGTTAAAAACAGCTCACAGCAATTACATGGTGTAAAAAGAATTGCACAAGGTACTATTGCTTTAGCTGCTGGAGACTTGTCGGCAGGTGATACAGTAATGTTAGCACCTGTTCCAACTAATGCTAGTATATCTTCAATCAAATTGTTTAATGACGATTTAGATTCTGGAACTACTAACACAACAGATGTTGGATTATACTCAACAGCTATTGCTGCGGTTGATGATGATGCTTATGCTTCTGCAATTACTGACCTTCGTGGTGCAGTAACAACAGGAACTGAAGTAGCATTTGAAGCTAGAAACATTAACAAAATGGGACAGAAAGTTTGGCAAGATGCTGGACAATCTTCTGATCCTGGTGGGTACTACTATGTTGCATTAACTTTTGATGCTGCTGGTGATACTGCTGGTGATTTAAGTTTTGTTATTGAATACACAGTAGACTAATAAATAGATATTGGGTGGGGAGTAATCCCCACCTTTTTATGAAAAAGATTCAAGATTTAAAAACTGTACTACACTTTAAAAAAGATAATTATGTGTACAGATATGTGTTAGTAGATAGGTTCAAGCATGATAGTAAATATCATTATGGCTTTGATACTAAAGAAGAACGAACAGAAGAAGAAATTTTTGCTTTAGAAAAAGATAGACAGATAAGGCGAAAGTATATTATAAGGAAGTGATATGGCATCAACAGTGGACATTTGTAATGGAGCATTAAATCAACTAGGTGCAACAACTATCCTTTCACTTACAGAAGATTCAAAAAATGCTAGACTTTGCAACTCAAGATTTACTCAAGTAAGAGATGCAGTATTTAGATCACATCCTTGGAACTGCTTACAGAAAAGAGTTGAACTAGCAGCAGACACTACAGCTCCTGCTTGGGGTTTTAGTTATGCTTATACTTTACCAGCAGATTGTTTAAGGTTGCTGCGAATATTAGATTATGATTCAAACTACAAAGTAGAAGGTAGAAAAATATTAAGTAATACATCTAGTATGAAAATATTATACATTGGTAGAATTACAGATCCCAATGAATATGATGAGTCATTAAGAGAAACTTTATCTGCTGCTTTAGGTGCTGACATAGCTTTTGCAGTTACATCAAATAATCAAACAGCAACTAATATGTACAATTTATTTCAAGATAAATTAAAAGATGCTAGATTTGTAGATTCAACTGAAGGTCAAAACCTAGATCAAGATTTAGGTATGTCAGATCAAATAGATGCAAGTACATTTATAAACTCAAGGTTTTAATAAATGGCTAGGGTTGCTGTCGAACTTACAAACTTTACAGGTGGTGAACTATCGCCAAGATTAGATGGAAGAACTGATCTAACTAAATATACATCAGGTTGCTCAACATTAGAAAATTTAGTTGTCTACCCACATGGGTCAGCAGCTCGTAGACCAGGTTCTACATTTGTAGCAGAAGTTGCTGATAGCGATAACAAAACAAGATTAATACCTTTTGAATTTTCAACAACACAAACTTATATGCTTGAGTTCTCAAATTTAAAAATGAGAGTGTATAAAGATAGTGGTGCTGTATTAGAAGGAGATAAAACTATATCTGGAATTACTGCTGCTAATCCTGCTGTCGTAACAGCTAGTTCACATGGTTATTCAAATGGTGATGAAGTATTAATTAGTGGTGTTTCTGGTATGACAGAAGTTAATGGTAAAAGATTTTTAGTTGCAGACAAAACTACCAATACATTTGAACTACAAGATAAAGATGGTGTAGATATAAACAGCACATCATTTACTGCTTATAGTTCTGGTGGTGTAGCTAATAAAGTTTTTGAACTAGCAACACCTTATACTACTGCACAACTTTTTGATATTAAATTCGCACAATCAGCAGATGTCATGTACATTACACATCCAGAACATGAGGTAGAAAAACTATCTCGTACTGGTCATACTGCTTGGACATTAACAGATGTAGATTTTACTAATGGTCCATTCATGGATGCTAACATTACTACAACAACTTTAAATCCAGCATCACATACAGTAGGTACAGGAGTTGCTGTAGTTGCTAGTGCAGTTACAGGAATAAATGGTGGTAGTGGATTTTTAGCAACTGACATTGGAAGATTAATTAATTTTAGAGATGGTTATATGAAAGTTACTGCAAGAGCAGATACAACAAATATTACAGTAGAGATTATAAAAGATTTAGGATCAGCTACTGCATCAGCAGATTGGTCTTTAGGAGCTTTTTCTGACACTACAGGTCATCCTTCTTGCGTAACCTTTTTTGAACAACGATTAGTATTTGCAGGAACAACTGATCAACCACAAACAATATTCTTTTCAAAGTCTGGTGATTATGAAAACATGGATGCAAACATTGGTGGCACAATAGCTGATGATGATGCAATCATTTATACAATCGCATCTAACCAAGTTAATGCTATCAGATTTATGACAGCAACTAGAACTTTAATTATTGGTACAGCAGGGGGTGAGTTTACTGTATCAGGTGGTGGTACTGATAGTGCTGTTACACCTACAAATATATTAATTAAAAAACAATCTAACCATGGCTCGGCAAATGTAGATGCTATAGCTGTAGGTAATGCTACATTATTTTTACAAAGAGCTAAAAGAAAAATTAGAGAACTAGCTTATAACTTTGATGTAGATGGTTACATAGCTCCAGATATGACTATCCTTGCTGAACATATTAGTGAAGGGGGTCTAACACAAATAGCATATCAACAAGAACCTAATCAAATAGTTTATGGAGTAAGAGGTGATGGTGAGTTAGTAGGATTAACTTATCAAAGAGAACAACAAGTAACTGCTTGGCACAGACATATTTTTGGTGGAAGATTTGGTAATGCAACTATTACAGTTACTGATTATGCAAACATAGCAAATGGTACAAGAATAGTTTTAACAAAAGCAGATGGCACAACTACAACTTTTACTTCTGCTACATCTTCTACAACTGGTAAATTT